GGTCCGAAGGGCGACACTGGCGACGTCGGTCCGCAAGGTCCTGTCGGCGAGACTGGCCCGCAAGGCGTGCAGGGTGTTCAGGGTGAAGTAGGTCCTGCGGGTGCTGACGGCGTCGATGGCGCAACAGGTCCGCAAGGTCCAATCGGTGAGACCGGCGAGCAAGGTCTGCAAGGTGTTCAAGGTGTTCAGGGCGAGGTCGGTCCCGCTGGTGCTCAAGGTGAGCAAGGCGAGACTGGCGCTCAAGGCCCGCAAGGTTTGCAAGGCGTTCAAGGTGAGGTCGGACCGGCAGGCCCGCAGGGCATTCAAGGCGAGACGGGTCCGCAAGGTGTCGCTGGTCCGGGTGGCACGACAGAGATCGGCGATGTGCCGCCACCGACTCCAGAACACGGTGACTTCTGGTGGGACGCTACAGGCTGTCAGCTTTATATTTACTACAGCGACGGCACGAGTGGACAATGGGTGAGCGCATCGAGCGTTGGTCCGATGGGTCCTGCAGGTGGCGCTGGTCCCGCTGGTCCCGAAGGTCCTGCAGGTCCCGCAGGTCCCGCAGGTGATGTCTCGCTCGCGGTGATGAAGACCGGCGACGTGATGACTGGTCCGCTATCAACGACAAGTGTCACGCTGCCATACGAAGCGAGTGCGCCATCGGGTGGCGGCGCTTTGAGATGGCAAGGCGCAGCCGGTGGTCCGCTTGGTTTCTATGTCAACGGTGGCGTTGGCTATCAAGGCGATGCAGGCAATCCGTCGTTTCAAGTTCGAGCGCCGACGACTGATCTATCGCTTGGTCCTGTCACGATCACGCTCCACGGTCCGTCTGGCGTCGTCACGGCTGGCGGTCTTACCTCCTACGGCCTGTTGAATGTTCGGCCCGATCTTCCGCAAGGCAACTACTCGTGCTCAGCCTATCTCAATTTCGTTGGCGGTGGTCAGCAGTACGGACTCTCGATGCGCGTGCTGGATGACGGAAGTCCGAACGCGATCACCTTCAACAACTCCGTAAACACAGTCGTGGGCGCGATCAGCCAGAACGCAAGCAGCGTCGCATACAGCACAGCATCTGACGGCACGCTGAAGGAGAACCTGACGGCGTTCGATGCCGGGCCGATCATCGATCAGATCGAAGTGTGGCACTACACATGGAAGGCAACCGGCGAGCCATCGTATGGCGTGATCGCTCAACAGGTCGATCCGATCTATCCTGAAGCGGTGAGGCACATTCTGCCGAACACGGCGACAACGAAGGACACGCCGACGCCGGAATGGTGGGGCGTGGACTACTCGAAGTTCGTGCCGCTGCTGTTGCAGGAAGTGAAGGCGCTGCGTGAGCGCGTCGCCGTGCTCGAAGTCGGAGCGGCACCAGCGAAGAAGGCGACGACGAGGAAGAAGAGATGATCAACTTCCCAGACGCGCCAGCGCTCAACGAGGTGTTCGGTCCCTTCACGTGGGACGGTGTGAAGTGGACGACGTCTGCGGCTGGCGGAGGTGGTGTCGCTGCATCCGGTGCGCTGCCGCTGATGGATGGCGTTGCTTCTCCCGGTGCGCTCGAAGCGTACTCGCGCGGAGATCATCAGCATCCGACCGACACGACGCGTGCGCCGACTGTGAGTCCGTCATTCGCTGGCACGCTGAACACCGACTCGCTGTATGTCTCCGGGTGGATGGCGATCAGGGGCTCGATCACGACGAGCAACGGTCGCATCGTCTCGCAGATGCCGGGACTTTACGATCAGCCATCGGTCTGCCTGTACTCGACGCATCGCGGCTGGGCGATGGGAATGTTTCTCGACACCAACAACAACATCGCGTTCGGCGGCATGGACGGCAACGGCGTGCCGAACAGCAACGTCGCGCGGTTCGATGGCGGTGGAAATTTCTGGCTCGGCGGCACCATCGTTCTCGGTCGCGACCCGATCAACTGGAATGACGTCTCGACGAAGCAGTACGCCGATGCTCGCAACTACGGTGGCGCGTATCTGCCGACAACGGGCGGCTCGATGTCCGGGCAATTCACCAGCGCACAAGCGTGGACTGGTGTCGGCACGGCAGGCGGCGTTGGCACGGTGGAGGTGAGGAGCGGTGACGCCGGGTCTGATGCGTTCATCTCATTCCATTGGATGGGAGCGTTCGCCTGCAACTTCGGACTCTCAAGCGACGCCAACATGTGGTTCGGCGGCTGGTCGCACGGATGGACGGCGTATCGCTTCTGGACGACGCGCGACTTTGGCGGATACCCGGCGAGCAATGCGCGGATGCCGCACGCTGGCGACTACTACACGCCGATGACGGTCCCGACTGTTGAGCCATATGGCGGTGCTGCAGTGACAGGTGGCACAGGCGTCTCGCTGTTCACGCCGCTAAACCAGACTGTGCGTTATCGTTACCTGCAGATGTTCACGACCGGCTGGTACACGATTGGATATGTGTGATGATCAGCTTCCCTGATGCACCGATCATTGGCGAGAGATATCCGGCGAGCGGGAGTCCTGCGTTTCAGTGGGACGGCATCAAGTGGGTTGGCGTCGCTGACGTTACAACGATGTCGCCATCGAACGGTGCACCGCTGGTTGATGGTGCTGCGACGCCCGGCGCATTGACGCTCTACCAGAGAGGCGACCACGCACATCCGACTGATGGATCGCGTGCGCCAACAGTGAACCCGGCTTTCACTGGCGGCATGTGGGCCGACAGCGTCGTGGCCAACAACTTCGGCAGCAACGCGAACACCTACGCCAACGGCGGCAGCATCATCTCGCAGATATCCGCTGAAGGCGGACAGCCGTCAATCGGCTGCTACTCGTGGGATCGCGGCTACGTCATGGGGCTGATGCTCGACACCAACAATCGCATCGCCGTCGCGAACATGTGGGGCGATGGCCTGCCGGTCAGCAATCCGGCGAACCTCGACATCTACGGCAATCTGTATCTCGCGACGACGATGCTGGTCTCGCGCGATCCGACTGGCGGTCTCGATGTCGCAACGAAGAACTACGTGGACACGCGCTCGATCAGCGGAGCCTACATGCCGTTGTCCGGTGCGCAGATGAGCGGACAATTCTATGCGAATCCAACGTGGGGATCGCTGATGGGAAATCCCGCGCCATCGATTGAGATACGCGGCAACAACTGCGACGCCTACATGACGTTTCATCGCGCCGGTTACTTCGCTTGCAACTTCGGCATGTCGAGCGACTGGAATTTCTGGATGGGCGGCTGGTCGTTCGGCGCTGGCGTTGCATATCGGTTCTGGACAACGCGCGACTTCGGCGGGCTTCCTGTCACTGACACGCGGTTCGCGTTCTGCACCGATCACACGCACACCATGTATTCGGCACTGGCTGAGAACTGGGGCGGCGCTGTGATCACCGGGCAGGGCGCGATGCAGGCTTACGTCGGCCACGTGTGGGCGCGGTATCGATATCTGCAGGCGCTCACGAGTAGCTGGTGGACGGTCGGCTATGCTTAACTTTCCCGATGCGCCAGTAGCAGGCCAAGCATTTCCGCCCTTCATCTTTGATGGCGTGAAGTGGGACCGCATCGCAGGTGCTCCGCCATCGAGCGCTGTGCCAGCGATGAACGGTCCCGGCACGCCCGGCGTCGCCAGCGAGTACACGAGAGGCGATCACGTTCACCCGATTGACTCATCGCGTGCGCCGACGGTCAGTCCTTCGTTCAGCGGCGGCGTTACAGCGGATGCCATCACAGTCGCGAGCGAAGCGCACGTCACCGGGAGCATCAGGGCAGAGGGCGGTCGCATCGTCCCGCAGATGGGCGGCGGCATCTACTCGCAGCCATCGGTGTGCGTGCACTCGATTGGATCGACGGGCGGTCGAGGCGTGGCGAAGGGCTACTTCTTGGACAGCGGAAACTATCTCGCGTTCGGCAGCATGGATGGCGCAGGCAATCCGATCAGCAACGATGCAAGGTTCGATAATGCCGGGCACATCTGGCTCAATGGCACGGCGGTGCTTGGTCGCGATCCGACATCTCCGATGGAAGCCGCGAGCAAGCAGTACGTCGATGGGAGGGCAGCGGGCGCTGGTGGCGCTTATCTTCCTCTTGCTGGCGGCTCGATGTCTGGCTTGCTTTATCCGAACCTCTCTCCGGGCTCGCTTACGCAGGGCGGAGGTGGCGGGTCCCTTGAGATTCAGAGCGGCGGAGGTCACGACGCCTGCCTCACATTCCATCGGCCCGGCGCGTTCGCGTGCAACTTCGGTCTCGGCAGCGATCATAATTTCTGGTACGGCGGATGGAGCTTCGGTGGTGGCGTCGCCTACAGGTTCTGGACGACGCGAGACTTCGGCGGCTTTCCGATCTCGAACGAGCGAATGGTGCACGCAGGTGATGCGAACTATCCTCCATCGCAGGCGCTATACGAGCCTTGGGGCGGATCGATAGTGACGGGCATGTCAGGGCATCAGCCAAGCGGCGCTTGGTACAAGCGGCACCGCTACTGGCAGGTGCTGACGACTGGATGGTGGACGGTGGGCTACGCATGAACATTATCGATCACGGTGAGTGGGTCACTTACAGGCCGGACCAGATACCCGAAGCGGCACCGAACGGCGCGATGTTCGCGAAGCGCGTCAGCGACGATCAAGACTGGTACAAGTACGTTCACGCAAAGCCGCCAGATGAGCCGACGATCAATCCGATCAACATGGCGTCGCTGTTCAACGTCGAGAACTTCCAACTGGAGACGGTGAAATTCACCGCGATGTTTCAGGAAGCTCACAACGCGTACATCGTCGGCGCTGCGGTCTTCGATCCGCTGATGTTGTTTCCTGCCGGTGGTCTGCTTGGTGAAATAACTGATTACACCGGCACGGACCCGCAGACAGATTTGGGCGGCAAGATTTATGATCCAGTCGCAGGCACGTTCACCACGCCGCCGCCGCCGGAGCAAGGCGACTTCGTTGACATGCGGGCGATCTCGATCACACTGAAGGATATCATCGCTCGACTGGAGAGGCTGGAGAGCAAGAAGGGGCGGAAGTGAGATGGGCTACAACTTCCCAGACGCGCCGATAGCTGGAGAAGTCCACGGACCTTTCGCGTTCGATGGCGTGAAGTGGATGCGCACGAGCGCAGGCAATAGCTTCACGCAAGACGAAGCCGACTCGCTCTATGTGAAACTGCTCGGCGACACGATGGTCGGCCCGCTGCTGTTGCCTGCCGATCCGACGGTGCCACTGCATGCATCGACCAAGAGCTACGTCGATACGGCAATCGCCACCAACGTGCCGACACCGCCTGATCTGAGCGGCTACGTCGCGAAGACTGGTGACACAATGTCGGGCAACCTCGCGGTGCCAAGCCTCACGATGGGCTCGACGTCGCTCAGTGAGACGTTCAACGAGTGGGGCTCGCTCGCTGCCGCGACGCCGGTCTACTTCGACTTTCATTCGAGCGGACCGACTGCATCGGATTACGATGTGCGCGTCGTCTACAACGGCGGCAACGCGACAGCAGGTCAGGGCACCGTCACGTTTGAAGCCGCAAGCGGAATGACTGTCACTGGTCCGATCACGGCGAACGGCTTCACCAGCCACGGCGCTGCGACCATCAACGGTCCGCTCTATGGCAATGGGGACATCTACGCTGACCGATTGAATTACACCGGCTACTTCATGTGCACGAAGAACGGTGGCATCTACTACGGCTACGACGGCGCGAGCTTGGTCATCAACGGCGCTCCGCTGTACGTCAACAATACAATTCACGCCGGGACGATCTGGACTTCCGACTCTCTTATCGCGGCAAGCACAGTGCAGGCGACAGCGTGGATGCTCGCGGGCAGCGGAAGCAGCGGCACCTACTACTATGGAAACACCGGCATCTACATCACGTTCAATGGTGCTCACTTTCAATCCAGTCACCACGTGCGCGTCCCTGCGATTGAGAGCACCAACCCGGACTCCTATCGCATCGCTTACAGCGCGTATGGCACGTTCTGGCGCAACGATGGTGCGACGCTCTACCTGATGTTGACCAACGCGTGGGACGCGTGGGGATCGTGGAATGGTCATCGACCGATCACCGTCGATCTCGCGAGCGGCATCTGCAACATCAACGGCGGACAGCCTGTTCGAGATGGACGACTTGCGATGGCTGGTGACGTCACGATCTACGGCGCGTTTCAAGAACCATATGGCGGCGCGGTCGTCACAGGCACCAACAGCATCATCTATCGATTCCGATACATGCAACTCTGCAACACCGGCTGGTGGACAATAGGATACGCATGATGGCAATGAATTTCCCAGACTCTCCTGTAGTCGGCGACATCTTCGGCCCCTACGAATGGGACGGCGAGAAGTGGGTGACCATCGGCACCGGAGACGGTGGCGGAGGTGGCGAAGTGACCGGCGACTATTTGCCGCTCGCTGGCGGCACGATGACGGGAAGCGTCGGATTTCCACGATCCACCGTCGATGTGTCGTTCACGGAGATTTACTTCGGCGCTGATCCGTCCACTGGACTCAAGGGCAGCGAGAATGCGCTGTATCTGATCTTCGGTGGTGTGGAGAAGTATTCCTTCGACCAGACTGGCTTGGATGTTCGCGCAACCGGCGGCATCACACTGTACGCCGACCCGATCAACGAATTGCAGGCGACCAACAAGAAATACGTCGATGCGCAGATCGCTGCCATCGCTGGTGGCGGCGGTGGTGAAGGCGGCGCGTATCTTCCGCTAACCGGCGGCACGATGACCGGCGACATCATCATGACGAACTGGGACTCCCAGATCATATTGATGCCGGGCGGCAACCAGACAAACACATCGATGCACTTCGGTGAGAAGAGCACCGGCTTCTGGGGCACAAACACCAAGATCAGCATCGGCGCAGAGGCCATCGAGTTGCTGCGGGCTGAGAGCACTGGTGTCACCGCGTTCAGGCCAATCATCCTGACGCAGCAACCGACTGACCAGTATCACGCCGCGAACAAGAAGTACGTCGATGAAGCGATAGCGCTTGGCGGCGGAGGTGGTGGCGAGGGCGGCGCTTATCTCCCGCTCGCTGGCGGCATCTTGACCGGCGATCTCACAATCGCGACGGCGTCACCAACTCTGACGCTTGATCGCGCAGACGCCACGACCAACAACATCATTGAAGCCAAGCGAGGCGGCGTGCCGGAGTGGCGCGTCGTGCTTGGCGACAACATCAACTACGACTTCTACATCGAGAAATTCGACTCTGATGGCGTAAGCGGCGGCAAGGTATTTCACATCGAGTCTGCCGCTGGCTGGGTCACGCTTAGCACGGTGCTGCAAGCGCAGGCCGGAATCCAAGCGACGAACCTGACTGTCAGCGAGGGCGTGTGGCTCGCTCGCGATCCAACGCAGCCGCTTGAGGCTGCGACGAAGCAGTACGTTGACGGCATCGCGATGGCTGGTGGTTCGTTCGTCGATGCACCAGTCGATGGTCAACAGTATGCGAGGCAGGATGCGGCGTGGACTGTCGTCGCAGGCGGCGGTGGTGCGACTGGCGATTATCTTCCGCTGACCGGCGGCACACTGACCGGCGATCTCTCCGCGACCGGCTATCTGCTTGGACTCAACAAGTTCGCAACGGTGGACACCGCAGCCAATCGGGTGACGGTGTGGGGCACCAACGCCGCCAAGGAGACGCTGCGGCTTGGCGTTTCTGCCAACGAATACTTCGCTGACTCCCATAGCTTCAAAGGCAGCGATGGGATGTCCACGATCTTCATCGCCAGCAAGACTTCTGGGGTGGCGTTATACAAGCCGCTCCTATTGCAGGCCGATCCTCAACAGCCACTTCATGCCGCGACGAAGCAATACGTTGATGCGCAGGTTGCTGCGGGCGGTGGTGGCGGTGCGACCGGAGACTATCTTCCGCTGAGCGGCGGCGAGATCACTGGCGATCTCGCGATCTCGAAGATCGATCCGGTGCTGGTGCTCGAACGTCCCGACACGCTGTCGAGCGCCCAGATCATCAGCAAGGTGAGCGGCGTCGATTACTGGACGATGACGCTTGGCATCATTGGCGACAACGATTTCAGTCTTTATCGCAGCTTCAGCGGGAGCACGAATCCTGCTTTCTCCATTGAGCACGACACTGGCATCTTCAATATCTATTCGAGGCTCGAAGCGCGGGCCGACATCAATACTCCGAACCTGACGGTCATGTTCGATGCAACGCTTGGCCGCGATCCGACATTGCCGCTTCACGCCGCGACGAAGCAGTACGTTGACGCCGTCGCTGGCGGCGGCGGTGGTGGAGCGTATCTCCCGCTGACCGGCGGCATGATCACTGGCGATCTTGCTGTGACTGGCCAGCTATCTTCACCGACTGTCTACGGCAAGACGGTCACCGTTGATGGGCCGGATGACTATTCGACTGGTGGGTGGATCGCGGTCGATAGATGGCAGGATGGTCTGACTGCGCAGATCATTGGCAAGAAATCAGGCGTTCTGCGCTGGGACATTACGCTTGGCAACGCAGACCCTGATGGCTTCCCGAATGACAACTGGGAGGGCTCGAACTTCGAGATCGCGAGCTACGACAACTTCGGTCGCAACCGCGACATCAACTTCACGATTGATCGCTACACTGGCGAAGCCCGCGCCGGTCGCGATCCGATAACGTCGCTTGGTGTCGCGACGAAGAACTACGTCGATATTCACATGGGTATGGTTCACGTCAAAGACGTGAAGCCTGTCGTGCAAGAGAACGTGCTGTGGTGGGACAACGTCGAGGGCCAGCTTTACATTCAGGTCTACGACATCGACTACACCTATCAATGGGTGCAGGCGGTCCCTGATCCTTACTACATGCTGAAGACGACCGGCGGTGTGATGACCGGCGATCTCGTCATCAATGGTGCCAACCTCACTGTCTCTACTGGCACGGTGATGGCTGCGACGTTGCAGGCGAACAACGGCTTCACCTGCTACGGCGCAGCATCGTTCTCGATGCCGGTGACGATCAGCAATACGCTGACGCTCAACAATTCGCTGCAGGTCAACAGCCCGATCACCTCAACAGGTCCCGTCACCGCTTACGGGTTCGTTGACATGTCGGCTGGCGGTGTGGATTTGCTGCAAGAGTTGAACAGCCTGAAGGATCGCATCGCTCAGCTTGAGGCAAGGGCATGAGCGGGCCGGTCCGGATCGTCTCGACACTGATCAAGCCGGAGCGGCATCTGCGGCGCGATCCTGCGCTGGTGCCGACTGCGCCGATAGTGTTTCAGTTTCCGGGCTCGCCGACGTGGCGCATCAATGTGCCAATGGTGGACGCGGTGGAGATCGACTTCGTAGGATCACGTGGCTTCTGTGAGTCGGCACCAACTGCCGACGCGCAATTCCAGATCAGGCGGATCGATCCGATGGGCAAGATGACAGTGATCGGCGTGGCGGTGTTCAAGGCGACGCAGCTATTCCACGTCATGTTCTCCGGATACGTGACGGCGCTTCTCGATCCCGGCGATCTTCTTCAGGTGATGGCACCAAGCGTGGTTGATGTTACGTTGGCGCACGCCAGCATAACGCTCAGAGCGGTGAGGATTTAATATGGCGGTACTCGATTTCCCCAGCGCACCAGTCTACGGCCAAGTCTACAGCAAGTGGACGTGGGACGGAGGGCGATGGACTTGCGGTCTACTGCCGCCGCCGCCGCCGACGATCACCGCCATTGATCCGACTGAGGTGGTGACAGGCAGCGCGGCATTCGTGCTGACGGTGGTCGGCACCAACTTCCTCGCGGACAGCGTCATCAATTACGGCGGGTCCGATGTGCCGACGACATTCGTTGACGCAACGATACTGGTGGCTCAAGCCGTCACGCCGCCTGCGGTCGATGGCACCAAGATGGTCTACGTGCGCAACGGCGCGAACGTCTCGACGTCGGTCCCCATCGTGTTCTCTGCCGCTCCTCCTCCCGCTGGCAAACCAGAATGGGTGCCAGCGGATGCGCTACTCGCCATCGACTTCATCGCGCCGGGTCGATCATGGGATGGCACGACCGAAGGCGATGGCAGCGCCACCGGCATCGGCAGCATGATCGGCGCTGATCCTCTGGTGATGAACTCCGGCTACGATCCGACTGGACTGTCCGCGACCGGCTATGATTATCGAGATGCCACGAGCGCGATGGTGCCAGCCTACATCGGCGCACTGAAGACGGCATTGCTCGCCGACGTCACGTTCACCGTGGACTTCATGCCAGCGCCGACTGGCGATCTTCCTCCACAATTCACGATCAGGTCAGCCGACGGACTCAGTGGGCTGGACATCAAGGCGAGCGGGTCGAACATACTGATCCAGACGCCGACTGGCCTCGCTCTGACATTGCCCAGCGTCTACTACACCAGCATGCTGAACCGGATCGCTGTCACGATCACGCAGACGCGGATCGAGGTGGCGTGCAACGGCTTCGGTCAGGTCGAAGGCACATTGATCGCGGCGGATCGACCGGCTCCGTGGGAGAGCATCTATGAGAACGGCACCGACCTGCAGGCAATCCGCATCTATCCGTTACTGCCGACGACTGCGGGCTTGATGGAGTTGAGCAGCACGCTATGAGTGAAGGCCACGCATGGTGCGTGAAATAAAGGGAGAAGAAGTAAATGGATCGTGCACAAGATCGAGCACAGCAGCTAAGCCAGAGGGTCGAGAAGGAAGTCCGCCAGCAACTGGGCGAACTCCTGATGCAGACCATCGTGCTCAAGAGCATGCTGGAGATGCAGCAGAGCGGCGGGCAGCAACAGCCGGTGCCGCAGCCTGACGACAGGCCGGTGCCGCAGCCGAACCCGACGCGCGGGCCGAACGATCCCGCTAATCCCGGTCCGTCGCCTGACGTCCCGCCGCCGTCGCCGTCGCGCTCTCCCGTGCCTGATCCGGCCACGGATGCGCGTTCGCTCAACGGTCATCGTGAGTTGCGCCAATGACCATTACGACCAGCGTCGATGCGACGTGGCGGGTCGGGCGTGTCGAGATCGACACGCCTCACGACCACAGGAGTGGTGGCACCGTGAGAGGCAACGGCGAGGTTCTGATCGCTGAGCCCGGCGGCACCAGCCTGTTTGGCACCGGGAAAGCCTACGGAGCCATTCCGGGCGACAGCGTCACGCGCAACAACGAGGACGTGATGGACGCGACGGTCGAGGTTGCCGGTGGCACCTCGATCAGTTGGCGCACGATCCTCGAAGCCTTGCCGCTCTTCGTCGAGAAGTGGCGCACCGAAGACATCCAGAATCCTCCGGCACGCATGATCCCGCAGAAGGGCGAAGCGCCGACGAACGTGCCGGACTATCGCGGCTTGCCGATCACTGGTCCGGATCAACTGCCGCCGCCGAAGCCGACGTGACAGGAGATGGAAGTGGAGCAAGGCCAGACCGGCATACTGGAGCGGGCGTTCGGCGTCATCAGGTCGATGAGCCTGACGAACATCCTGATGCTGTTGCTGACCGTGCTGATCGCGATCCCGGCATACTTCGCCTACAAGTTCATGACCGACATCGCGTTCAGGCGCGAGTTCATGTCGTCGGCGATCATCCTCGATGCGCACGCGCCGTGTATTGTGCTCGAAGGTCACCGCTATGGTGCGCAGGCGCGGCACAGCGTGTTCATTGTCTACGGTCTCGACGGTCGCAACGAGAAACTGTTGGGGCTACGTGCGCCAGCGGAATTGAGTCATCCTGAACTGACAGAGATGTGCAACCGCGTTACGGTGCTGGCCGAAGAGATCAAAGAGTTCAGGCGCAAGGAAGAATTGAACGCGCCACAGAAGGACAAGTAAGCATGCCTGATTTCACCGAGACGTTCGCGCTAGACTCCAAGATGTTCGCCGACGAGAACGGTCTTCGCGAGACCGGCGACGGCTACATGATCTGCCGCCCGCGCATCGCACGCACCGGCATCCAGATTTATCAGGGCCGCGAAGTCGGTCGTCCCGATCTCAAGGAGGTCCGGGTCTATCGACCTGAGACCGAAGTGTTCTCCGCTGATGCAATGTCGTCGCTGGCTCACAAGCCGGTCACCGTCGAGCATCCATCCGAACCCGTCACCGCAAAGAACTGGCGCAAGTATGCCGTCGGTCGTCTCGACGATGAGATCGTGCGTGATGGCGAGTTCATCCGCGTGCCGCTGATCCTGATGGATGCTGAAGCCATCGAGGTCGTGAAGGCCGGGAAGTCTCAACTGTCGGTCGGCTACAGTGCGCAGCTACAGTGGGCCGACGGTGTGACCAAGGATGGTGAGAAGTACGATGTCACGCAAACAGCGATTCGTGCCAACCACGTTGCGATCACCCATACCGCACGAGGTGGACCCAAGCTGCGTATGGGCGACAATGTTGATCATCAAAGGAGAACGAACATGGCTACCAGAACGATTCAAGTGGACGGCATCTCGGTTGAAATGGAAGAGCGTGACGTGCAGGTCGTCGAGCGTCGGATTGCTAATCTGCAAGCTGAAGTCGCCGCTGCACAGACCGCACTAGCGGCGGCGCAGACAACGTCGCAGAACGACGTCGCCACTGCACGGACCGAAGCGGCGAACGCGAAGGCCGAAGTGCAGACCAAGCTCGCCGAGATCGAGACGCTGAAGAAGCAGCTTGGCGATGCGAAGCTGACACCGGCCCAGATCGACAAGCTGGTGTCGGATCGCGCCGCCACGGTGACGCGTGCGAAGGCGATCATCGGCGATGCGCTCGTCATCGACGGCAAGACCGATGCCGACATGCGTCGTCAGGTCGTCGCCGCCAAGATGGGCGACACCGCCAAGGACTGGAACGACGACATGATCACTGCCTCGTTCAATACGCTGGCGGTGCTGCCTGACAGCGGCGGGCACAACAGCCTCAATCACGTCATCGGCGTGATGCGCACCAACGACACCGGCATCGGTGATCCGCGTGCGAAGGCGTACAGCGAGTACGACGAGAACATCCAGAATCGCTGGAAGACTGCGGGCAGGCAGAAGGCGTAATCGCGCCTTCACCTTCTCTCTCCGTTCAATTCTCAACAGGAGTTACTTCAATGGCAGAACATCAAGCTAATCAGACTGCGACGCCTCCGCGTGCAGCGACCGGGCATCCCGGTGATACGAAGGTGGCTGACGCGAAGCTGCCGCAGACGAAGGCTGGCGTCGGCGCGGAGAGTCAACTCGCTCCCGCGCACCGCGTGGTGCAGTCTGAGTTTCCGGAGCACATGCGTGCTGGCATTCCCGGCATGATCAACCGGATGGTGGACTACAACGCGGTGACGCGTTCGGCAGAGCAAGTGCCGATCCCGGCTTGCCGCGCTGTTTGCCAGTCGCAGTCGTCTGACATCGGCGCGACGCTCGGCGGTGCGGTTCAGCAGTTCGTCGGCATCACGATCCTCGATCCGACGGTGATCGTCCCGCTCACGGTGGTCGGCGTTCCGCAGGACGCTTATCCGCCCTACTCGAACATGGGCGTGCTGACGAAGGGCGAGATGTTCGCGATCTGCGACACCGCCGTCCTGTCCGGCGATCCGCTGTTCTACGGAGCGGCTGACGGAATTCTCGCGAGTGTCGGTGCCGGTCCGGTGCCCGGCGGTCGCTGGAAGTACACTCGCGCGGCTGGCGAACTTAACGTCGTCCAGTTGGGCATCCAGACCTAACGTCTTCTTTCGACGTTTGCTCTTCACAGACTTTCAACCGTCAAGGAGGCGGAGATGAACTTCAACATGTTTACGAGAGACGCACAGCAAAGTGCTTACAACTTTGTTGTGAACCAGACGTCTGCGATTGAAACGCAGGTCGTCAAGATTCAGTATCCGGAGGTGCAGTATCCGGACCTCGTGCCGGTGGACACCACCACCGGCAACGAGTGGGTTAAATCTATAACTTATTACAGCCAAGACATGGTTGGTGCTGCGGATTGGTTTCACCACACCGCACTCGACGTGCCGCTGGCTGAACTGACCCGCGACAAGTTCGAGCGCGGGATCGAGATGGCAGCGATTGGTTATCGCTACACTCTCGAAGAGGTCGCAACGGCAATGAACACGCCGGGCCTCAACCTCACCGCAGACAAGGCGGTCGCTTGCCGTCGCGCCTACGAGGAGTTCGTTGACAACATCGCATTGCGCGGTGCGCCAGCGAAGAACATGCAGGGCCTGATCAACTCGACGCAGGTCGCAGCAACGACGCTGCCTGCCGACGGTCTGACAGGTGGCACCGAGTTCGCGGATAAGACCAACGAACAGGTCATCCGCGACATCAACAGCGCGATGATGGGAATCGCGCAGGGCACCAACTGGCTCTACTACGCCGACACGGTGCTGCTTCCGCCTGCCGTGCTACTCGGTCTCGCAGGTCGCGTGATCCAGTACACGAACGTCACGCTGCTTGAATGGATCAAGCAGTACAACGTGCTCACGGTGCAGACCGGCGCACCGATCACGCTGATGGGCGTTCGCGGTCTTGAGACCGCAGGCGTCGGCGGCATCTCGCGCATGGTGACCTATCGTCGCGATCCGCAGGTGCTGAAGATGTGGATTCCGATGGCTCATCACTTCCTGCCGGTGTGGCAGCGTGGGCCGTTGGTGTTCGACGTGCCCGGCATCTTCCGTCTCGGCGGAGTCGAGGTGCGTATGCCCGCAGCGATGCGGTACAGCGACGGCTGCTGAGTCCTCAGCAGTCGCAACATCAGGGAGACTACATGGCTCACATCAAGAACATCGGCAAGCAGCCTATGGGCTTCTTCGACGACGCTGGAAACAACGTCGTCGTTCAGCGTGGGGCTGAGGCCGATATCCCCATGACCGAACCTTACTACGCGAAGCTGGAAGCGATCCTCGCGAAGTGCGACCCGAAGCCTTACGAGCTTACGGGTGGCGCTGGTGGGAAGCCGCCGAAGGAAGCGAAGAAGGATGAGCCACCGAAGAACGAACCTCCGAAGGCTGAACCTCCGAAGGCTGAAGCGAGAAAGGGCTGAGACCTATGGCCATCGCAACCAACATGCCGCCGACCGTCGAAGAATTCCGGAAAGCGTTTCCGCAGTTCTCGACGGCGACCGATGATCAGATTCAAATGGCCATCGACACCGGCATGACTTGGGTCGATGTCTGGTGGTTCTGGCCTGATATGAAGATGGCTGTGATGTATGCCGCCGCTCACTACCTGACGCTCAACGACAGGGCGACCGGCGGCATGATCACAGGCGGCGGCGGGACGGGCGGTGGCGGCAGCGTCACCGACCCTGACGTCGGCCTGATCTGGGTGAAGAGTGTTCGCTTCCGTGATCGCTCTGTCACCTATGATCGCGTCGGCACCGACAGCAGCGAGAGTAGCAGCGCTGGTCCGGGCCAGTCGTCGGCCACGGACTTCTGGAAGTCCACGCCATACGGTCAACTGTATCTTTCATTCTTGCGGCGCAACGCACCACATGTGGCGGTGATCTGATGGAATACACGCTCCCAGTTAAACGCGCCCGCATGATGCAGGTGCTCGACGCAATCGACGGCGGCAATGGTCCGGGCACCATCGAGCTTCGCAACGATGAGCGCGTGATCCTCGCGACGCTCCTCCTTACGAAGCCGTCGTTCTATCTGGTCGGCGCTGATCTGCAGTTGGCAGCACCGACGACAGCGTTCGTCGCGATACAAGGCATCGCGGTGATCGGCACCATCAGCGATGGCAGCGGCAATCTCGTGATCGACGAGATGAGCATCGGCGTCGATGTCACCGAAGACGAGGTGCACGACTTCGAGATCATCCTCGACAATAACGTGCTGGAAATCGGCAAGCAGGTCACCATCGTCTACGCAACGATTGAGCACGGATGAGCACCTACAACGACACCAAGCCGCTCGACAATCGCGTTGACAGCGTCTTCGGCGAGCCCGTCGTGCTGAAGCCGATGAAGACGCAGAGCCGTGGCATGCGCGAAGCGATCCCTGATCCTGATCGCATCGAGACAATCGCGGTCGGCATCTACGACTCGACACGCGGCGCTGAGGAGCCGACAGGCGGCGGAGCGATCCATCGTCAGGCGACGGTGGACGTCTCGCTATCGATCCGAGACGAGCACATTCAACGCGTGCAGCTTCGCAAGGGCGACCGGGTCTACTTTCCGGATCGCAAGGAGATGTACGACGTGACGTTCATCCATCCTGATCCCGGCGGTCGCCCAGATGTGCATCTGGTCCGCGTGCTCGAAGATGTAGCGGAGATCAACCCTTGAGCATCACGCGCATGCTGACACGGATGTCCGCTGTTGCTGCGCTGCGTGGATCGACGTGGGCAGATGATCGCGTGTTCGACTCCGACAATACGCCGCTGAGCCAAGCGCTCACGCTGAACGCTGCGGCGAAGCCTTACATCGTTGTCTATACCGACAGCGACAGCCGAGTGGATCAGAACGGCACCGACGTCTATGGCATGACGCGTGAACTCAATCTGGTGCTGGAGATCGGCGTTGC